TAAATCATTACCCCTTCGGGTTTGTTCATACGCCTGGGGGTCGTAGAAGTCGGAGAGTGTGCCGATGGCTTCCTTATCGTACTAATGCATGAACGCGGAGAGCTCATCGGCGGTGATGTACATTGTGTTGTAGTCGAAGGGGCCATCTGGGCCCATGACTTGTCGCTTGCGCTTGGCGAGGGCATCGATCATTGACGAAGCCGACATGGACGTGGGTGCGTTCTTTGGGTCTTCCAGTTCCATATAGTAACGCTTGGCCCTCTTAATAGAACGGGTCTTACCCACACCGGGATGGCCGATGAGGGCGCAATACATGTTCGGGTAGAGAAGGTCCCCTGCGGAGATCATATGGACCTTCTGCTCTATCGCCGCGCTTATCACGGAAATGGCCGCCCACTTCCGGAAGATAATTGGGCTCTCAAGTGACTCAGTATTTTCGATGAAGGAGTCGATCCATGAGCCGCACTTTCGGCTGGCGTCTCCGTTTGTCTTCGCCTTCGTAGTCTTTGAGCCCATCTGGATTTTCTGTAGCATCGTACTCCCCCTTGTTCCAGCCTACCTTGCAATCATATGGGATTGCGAGGGCGCGGCCGTGCTCAAGGGGTATTTCCTCCATGAGATTTTCTTTGATAGTGGTGATGACTTCATCTTCGTCTTGTTCCTTATACATGAAAGTAAGAGCATCGTGGTCTTGCATCATTATGAGACAGATGTGACGGCGCCAAAGGCGGAGCATGGCGCGGTTTACTATGTCCGCCAAGGAGCCTTGAGGGTTATACGCAATGGCTTCACGAAAAGTGGATGGATCATTACGCCTTCCAAAGAACCACCGCTTTCGACCAGTAAGGGTAATAAGGTTTCCAACTCGTCTAAGTTCATTGTCAGTCCAACCGTGCCATTTGATATGTGATGGAAACGCACGAAAGTATTTCGGTTGGAACCCGATGACGACTGGCTCGGGGAGGTTGGTTTGCATGGCAAGGGTTGGGGGTTGGCCTCCGTAGTTGCTTCCATGTCCAAGTTTCTTACACATAAAACGGTAACTGTAGTGTCGATAGAAGGGCCGTTCCGCGACTGCTCTATCTTTTTTAAGATCGCCACTCCACCCAAGGTCCGGCCAGCACAGTCTAGCAACGGCTGTATGTATGTCTCCAGATTCAACGGCATCTAAATATCTCCAGTCGTTGAAGAGGTTGCCCTCGATCGCGCCAACACAATAACTTTCCCCCGACTTGGCGTCGAACTTGGCGAACTTGTAGCCAGGGTCTGCGATAAAGACACTTCGCAAGGACTCTTCAACATTTTGGAGATTCCCTCCTGTACCGAATTCACTATAGCTACTGGAAAAGCGTCCAGTGCTTGTGCCTGAAATGTTATACGAAGTTCGAATGCGGCCATCTCGGTCAACTCCTGTCTTGAGGAAGTCTATCTTCTTAGCAAGCTCCCGCATTGCCAAGAGGTGGTTTACGATCGGTCGGGCCACAAGATAGAGGTGCATCTTCTCCAATGCTTTGTGGTCCGTGGTGGGCCTACCTTGCTTACGGATTACCGGTATTCCAAGGTGGGTGTAGAATAGGGCTTGGAGGTCTTTGTTGCTGCGCCAACTAAAGGTTGGCATCCCTACCCCATCCAGCACTATCTGCTCAAGCTGCTGCTCAAGCCGATCGATCTTATCGTAGTAAAGATCGATGACTTCTTGACGTCTAACTTGGTCAACCAGAACCCCCCGCAACTGCATTTCGAGCACTGGAGCTTGAAGGCTTCTGGAAAACGAATATGTACTCGATGTGTGGTGATCAAGTTGCGGGAATAGCACATCAAAAACTTCGGATGTGATAAGGACGTCGAGTCCGTTATAGATTTGATCTCTTTCCCATCCATCATAATCTCCTGGCTTTGTTTCATGGGTCCTTATTATTTTCATCGGGTCTTTGCCTTAACGGCTTCTTCAAATGTATGAAACCATCCAATGAATTTACTATCAGGAAGCTCAACGGCCTTATACATTCCTCTATAATTATCCCAACGAATCCCCAATGCGTTATCACAGTAATCGGAATTTAAAATATTATATCGTCTGGTAACTACCTTTAAATTGCTTCGCCAGTTATGAAGACCGTTGCGATCATCGTGATCTACAACCAACCTGTGATCAGCCAAAGTTATAGGATCGACTCCAAGAACAACATGATGCATTCTCTGGACCTTCCTTGGATTTGTTCCAGCAATCCAACGAGCGGCATATCTAATTCTAGGATGCCCATCTAACACATGCCATTTAAAAGCACTTATAGCTTCAAAGTCTTCATCGTCAACCAAAGCTATATAGCCTTTGGTTAGTTCTATTTCTTGCATCACGCATCCCTCTTGATAGTTTTCCCTGCTTTGTGCTCTGCCTTCCAGGGCCCATGGTCTGTGAAAATTGAGCCAAGATAGCCCAAACCCTTCAAGGCTTCGGGTTGTTGAGCGTGTGAGAGTAACATGGTGTCATGGGCTGCGCCAAGAACTCTGATCCCTGTGGTCCGAAGTATGAATGGGATGTCGTAGAGCCCATTTTGGAAGAGCTTAGGGATTGATTTATCCTCAAGCACCGAACGTATAAGCTCCCAACATTGTCGTTCATCTTCTTTAGTCTTCCAATAGTTTCCGTCCGCTGATCTTTCGTCATGGATCGGAACAACAAGTGCAATGTCAGGTCTTGGTGCAAATCCAATGCACGTGATTTGCGATTTAGCTGTTTCAATATCCACCGAAAGGACTTTGCAGCCTTTGATATATCTTTGGATGAAGGTGGAGATATCGCTGAGGTCTGGCTCAATCCATATTTCGCAAGGGGGTCGTCTGACATCGGGGAAGTCCTTCTCTCGGGTTATTTTTGAAAGGTCCGCTACGGTAGTGGGTCTGAGTTCCCACTGTCTAGTAACAGCGGAAGGATGGTACGTAAGCAGGAGCTTGTAGCCAGAGATACAATGAGTACTAACACAAGTGGTCCCACGAAGTTTGGTGATGCCTGTACGGCCACTAAGAGCCCACAGAGCAGAATTGCCCAGACAAACAATGAGATTAGGATCATGAAGCAATATCTCATCGCCGAGACGGTCCAGTTCATGTTGGAACTCCTTCCGGACGTATTTGGATTTGAGGAGGGCGGGGAAGTATTGGATGCCCTCCCCTTTGGGGCCACAGAAATGGGCAAGGTCATTCTGCGGCGGGTGTTGTTGGAATACGTTGGTGCGGTAGACTTCAGGGTGAAGGTCCCATATAGCTGAGAGGGTCCAAGGGTCTTTGGTACGGTACCACTTTCGGAGGTAGTCTTGATCGGTGCTGGTTAACTCTATGACGCCTGCGTCACCCAACATCTGGATGAGGCAGGCGCCGGTCATGCCCACGAAGCCCTTGCCGATCTTGGCCTCATTCTCACCTTGGGCTTCGCCGACGAGGAACACAGGCTTCATACTGTATGCTTTTGTGGTTCTGGGCAGAAGCCCTGTGACTTCATGTCTTGTACAGCCTTGTTGTATCCAACCTCCTCAGCTTTCTTTATGGCTCTTTGCATTTCATCATGAACAGCATAGACAGCTTTAACAGTTGAATGGTTCTCACTTTGATAAAGCCTCACTTCATCTTCAAGCTCACGGATGTACTCAAGCACATGCTGTTGATGTGACATGAGCTTACATGCAGTCACATCAGGCTCACAGCTATCGAATGTACCAAAGTGAAGACCAGCCTCTCTTTCTGATGTAAAAACTTCATCACAGAAGAAGCATCGCCATTCTCTGTTGTCCTCACTCATACCAAAGTCTCCGCTACCAGCTTCGCATACCCAGCGAGGTCATCCCAATGGTCCTTGAAGTCAGGGTTGCCGCAGAGAATGCGAGCCCACTTCGTGCAGGTCAGATCAAGCGACTCCCTCTGCACCGCGGTCAGATTGGCGTAACCTTCCTGGCTTCGAAAGACTGTCTTGAGTGTTTGGGCACACTCAGCCGTGCGTGAATAGTTACCGTGGGTGGCTTCATGCGTGGTGAGGATTTTATCCCGGATAGGTTTGGCCTTGTAGGCCTCAGCCACAGCCTGATCCATCTCCTTCTTCATATCATCGGTGACCATAAATGGGCCTGCTGATGCTTTGTCTTGCACTGATTTCATGAGTTACTCCGTTGAAGAAAAGGCTGGGGCCCATTTGCGGCGCCCCAGCAAGGTGTCCTGCCCCGGGAAGAAGGCAAGAGCAGGATGGGAAGATTAGGACTCGATACGGAAGGTTGAGCCTATCTTTGAGAACACTCGCTTGCCATCTTCCGAGGCTTCGTGTTTGATGTGGATGCCGACCTCGCGGTTTGGAAGATCGTCGATGGCTTCGGCCATCGAGCGTCCGCTCATCTCCAGCCCACAATTGACCATGAACTCCTTCAACATATTCGCGGACTTCTCCGTGATGTAGAAGGTGTTATCGATCACCTGCCCGGAGACGGTTTCGCCCTCGGCCTGGAACTCTGCCAAGGCATCGGGGTCCACGTCATCCATCGCAGCGACAATCTTGTGCTGGAATTTCAGAAAGGGGGTTTTCTTCTTGGAGCTTTCTCCCTGTTCAGGAAGGCCAATCAAGACCGTGTGGTACGAGCCCATGGGCAGTACCGCCGGCGGCTTGATGTCGTCGGAGTTCATGTTCAGAATGTCTTCAAATTTGGTCATGGTTTGATCACGCTTTCGTAGGGGGTTAGAAGGGGATGTCATCATCAAAGGTAGTTGTAGCTGGCCGGGCTGGTGGCGTGGCCGTTTCGATCTCCTTGATTTGGTCTTTGAGAAGGTCTTCAACTCGATCATAGAGATCGGGTGATCCTTCGTTATTGATGCGAGATAATGCCTCAAGGGCGATGGATAGGTTTTTGATTCTGAGTGTGGCATCACTCACCTAGACTCTCCTTTGCAAAACTACCGCCTTTGGCTTCGCTACCACAGTTGCGGCTGGCTGTGACTGCGCTACTGGCTGGGCCAGAAGGGTTTTGAAGATTGTGCCAAGGCCTGTGTCAGCCTCAAGGGTCTTGCCTTGGAACTTCTCAGCGCCGGGCATGGCAAGATCGATCATGACGTCCGACTCGATCTGCATCACCCGCTTCCCCGCACTGTTCTTCAATCGAATGTAGACAGGGAAGTATTGTGGGATTTTTGGTGAGAGCTTCTGTCCCACTCCCTGAGGGAAGATTTTGGTCTTTCCGTCTTCTTGGCTCATATAGACGCCATGGCAGATGACGATGACGTTGGTCTCAAACGAGTCACCTGTGAGACCAGCAAGAACCATCTCGACAGCGTCTTGGGCTTGGCCATAGACGGCGCGGCCATCCATCTTAGGCCCGGCAATGAAGGCATGGTGGTCATAGGCTGCGTCGCAAAGACGTGATAGGGAGTCGATGACAAGGATACAATTGGGCCCCCATGACTTAGGCGAACCAAACTCAACCACAGCGTTGTCATCTTGGTATTTCCAATTATCAAGCATCTTCATAGCTTCGACAAAGGCCTTGGGCACGCCGTCGATGACAGGCCCGCTTGGTCCTGCCTTGTACTTATCACGGAGGGTGCGGAACTCCACGTTCCCAATCTTATCTGGGCATTCCTTCAAGACGGCATGTTTGAGACTATCAAGTAGATTATCCAAATCCAGAATGCGCAGCTGATAACCAGCACGGACAAGCGATACCAATGAGGTCGTCTTGCCACTTTTTGCGTCTCCTAGGTAGAGGACCTTCACCAGAGAATTACTCTTGTGGTCAGCTAGACTTGGCATGTTTGATGTTCCATGGCTTGAAGTTGAAGATCGACTCAGGCGTGATCTTG